TTATATATTTTTTTAAGTTTTATATTTTATCAAATATTATAACAATATAATAATCAACAATATAATATATATAATATATATAATGTCATTATCAAAAGACGACATTATAGAATATTTAGACTTTATCAAAAATTCTATTACTCATGAAAACTGTTCTATTATTTGGGTTATTATTGGTTGTTTCTCTGAAAATTGTGACGATACTCGTAGCAGACACGAATATCCTCCTATTATAGATTACCTATTTCATAATGAAAATGGATTATATAGCAGATTTGCTAATGGAAATAAAAATTTATCCACTAAAATAGACCAATATGTTATTAGAATAGACCCTTTTTATAAATCTAATAGGTCATCTTACCCTATTTATCAACAAAGAATTCAATTACCAACCCACAAATACAATCGAAATAATAGTAATATATCAACGAATAGTGAAAGTAGTAATATATCAACGAATAGTGAAAGTAGTAATATATCAATGAATAGTGAATGTAGTAATAATGATAATGGTATTATTAGAAACAATATGAATAGCATACATATTTCTAAATATTATTGGAAGAAATGTGGCACTCTTGTTAATGATTTATTAGAAATGAATACATCTAATAAACTATATGTAGTTGATATACCTTGTATGATTGAAGGTGGGTCTTTTGATTTTTTGATGTCTAGTATTGAAAAGATACAAAATAATAATCAAAACGTATTATCTGCCTTTATGGATATGTCATTCTGTGAATTTTATCGTAAATACACAGTAAATAAAATGAGTAATAATAAAATATGGATTGGTCCAACAGATTGTTTAGCAAATGTACTAGAACCAATTTATCACCCAATAGTTATTTATAAAAAAAACAAAAATGGCTTTAAATGGGCTTCAAAAATAGCAGATTTAAATACATTGCGTAAAACATATAATGAAGTGTATAAATCAGTTATTGCTAAATGGAATTACGATAGTATAGTTCTGAAACTAGAAAGTGTTTTGAGTATAATGTCGTATATTAATATCCCTTTAAAAGATGGAAGAAACCCTGAATTGAGCCTATATAGTGATTTAATATATGATAGTATAGCAAATTTAAAATATAGACTAGATGGCAATATAAATATATACTTCATTCGAAAATTATTAGATAATTGGCAATCACAAACAAAATACACAACTTTAATTGTATATTTGCGAAAACTATTACAAAAGGTTTATCTAGATATGCAAACCATATTTGAAGGTTTTGAATATAATAATAAAGTATTCACTTTCAAAAAAGATAAAGAAGATTTATACTTATATATAGCGAATACTAGTAAACAAAACATATTACTAGATATTGATATTCTTAATAAAATGTTGGATTATTTACAAATATAATAAAAGTATTCATATTTTTATTATATTTTTATTCATATTTATCATATATTTTTTTCAACTTATTACATTTTTATTTAATTCTATCATATTATAATTATAATAATAGTTATAAATATATAGTTTTTAAATATAAAGTTTGAATAAATAAAATTTGAATAAATAAAATTTAAATAAATAAAATTTAAATAAATATAAAATGGCTTCTTCCTTTAATATTGTTCAAAATAATCATAAAAAATATAATAAAAACAATTATAAAACAAAAAATAGAGTAAATGAACTCACTTTAGAAAGAGATGATGTTTTATTTACTAGCAAATGTAAATGCTATATTTGTAGATTAACAACAAAGTTTCAATTACGTGGTATTATTGCTCTAATATGTAATATAAGCGGGAAAACAGCGTATGGTGCGATTGAATTAGACCAAAATATAGAACAAATGCGTCCATCTGGAGGACATAGAGATAAAGGAGAAACACTAGCAGAATGTTTAATTAGAGAACTAGAAGAAGAAATTGGATTAGATGAGGTATCTTTAGTAGTTAATGATAACGAAGAACCTGTTTTTCGTATTTCAAACAAAACTCTAGTAGTTCTAGTATGTGTTCCTAATATTGCAAAATATCGTAATGTTGTGAAAACTAGACGTGAAAATGAGGACTTACCTAGTTATATGCGTGAAGTATTAGATTTTGCTGTAGGTAATGGCACTACATTATCAAAAGCTTTTTATAATTTAATTAAAGACAAAAGAACATCAAAATTCTTTAAGATATGTGTGAATTCAATGTTTGCTAATCAATATTTAGGTAATGAAAATAACTTAGTTTATAAAATAAAAAATAATAAATTAATTCTTAAAAATAATAAATTAATGAAATGTGAAAAGTAGTATTTCTATATTTCTATCGTCTATCTTCTTGACTAATATAATCAACTTCCAAAATATTAAATATATCCTTATCGGTTTTAATCTTTTTTACAATTTTTTTCAAATCTTCCATACTTATTTTAGCCTTCTTACTATCAGATACTTCAATACCCCACTCACTCAACTTATAACCCTTCGACTTAGCAATATCCCGTATCATCTTATTAAACTCACCCCCGCTAGTATAATGGAAATACGCAAATGGAAATACACTCTTCGGGACTAACCTTATATCCATATGACGGAACGGACTTCTATCATTCATTTGGACTAGACCTAAGAATTTAGTATCACCAATTGATAAAGTATGCTTTATGACATCACCCTTTGTTAGCATCTGGACTACATTTTTTAATGTGCTAGTATTTTTCATATCTTCTTTTGTCTTATATCTACTAGATGTTATTAATACATCAATATCCTTACTACTAGCCTTACCAGATGGATAAGACCCAGCAATATGAACTTGAATATCACTACAAGTAGGCTCTTTCTCTACAATAGTAGTAATCTTATCAACAATATATTTAGCCTCAGTTCGGGGTATTCTCTTCTGTAAATCATCATGATATCTAAGACCAATATGTTGACTAGATGTTAATTTTACTTTATTTTTTTCTACAGCAGTTTTCAATTGATTAATATCGTGAATACCTAGTTCTGACAAATCTTTTACCTTTTTGGGACCAAATCCAAATACTGTATTAATATCCAATGTTGTATTTTTAGCATCATATCCAGACCCTTCTGGTAAATCAGCAACTAAGTTATCTAGCAATTTTAAAGACCCAGTTGATAATATTTCATTTATTTTTTCAACAATTTTTGGACCAATACCTTTCAATTTAACTAACTGTTCCCCGCTAGTAATCTCATCTGGATAAACCTTTATTTGATAAACTACCCGTTGATATGAATTACCCCTTATAAAATCACCACGACTTTGATATTGTATTCTCAATTTATTAAATATTTCAGCCAATTTAGTATTCTTAGGCTCTTTTGTTATTATTAAATTTGGTAATCCACTATCAATAATTGGCTTGTCAGCTTCATATTTTTCCTGAAATGCACGGTATTCCTTTTTAAGAGTATCCTTATCCTTATCTACCAATGAGAATTTTCTCGGTATTGTATCGGATTTATCCCATTTACGGAATAGTTCTACTTCCTGAGCATATTTACCCATATCCTGTTCAACATCAAAGAAACCTGCTTTATGTGTCTCTAGTGCCATTGGTATTTTGAATTTAGTAGCAAACTGATGAATTGTATATAATCCTTCCAAAGAACCACCTTTGTCTTTACCATATATATATCCTTGACCAATACCTTCGTGTAAGTCCTTACGACTATTAAGTTCGACTTTGCTATCATTGATATGGAAACATACTAGATGTTTTAAACCTATTAATTTATTGAAATTATCTAGATAAGCATTAACTCCAGCAGTTGTTCTTATATCTATACCAGAACTGAATATATGTGCTGTATCTACACAAATACCTAGCCTTTTATAATAGACTTTAGGTATAAGGTTCCATAGTTCAGCAAAATCTTCAGTCGTAGTAGCAATCTGATTTTTCTTACCAGCAGGTGTTTCTAAAATCAGTTTAGTATTAGGTGCTGATTTTTCTGCTAAATCCAAAATTTTAATGACATTTGTTGCCATATTTTTGTAAGCAATATCTCTGCCATCAGTATCATTTTGGAAACCGAAATGTAATACAACACCGATACCACCCATACGTTCTACTATATTTAAATCATATTCGATATTTGGGTATATATAATGTTTAATAGTGCTAGGTTTAGAACAAAGGTTCATTGCTAGAACTCCATGAATTATTAAATGATGATTATGCTGTTTTATAAATTTATTTACTTTGGCAATATCACCATCATCTATTTTTTTAGATTTGGATTCAATCTTAGCAGATATATTAGAGCCTAGATAAATTTGGGTTGTATTACCACCCATCATATGACTATATAAGAGAGCATTAAAAGCACCCTCTTTAATACTTACACTCGGACCAATTAAACTTGTGGAAGCCATATTTATTCTATATTTGAGATTAAAAGTTTTGTTTTCTATTATTTGATATGATAGTATTTAATATTATATGTTTCTATCAATTTTTAAAATAATATATTCAATTTTTTAAATTTTTGTTAAAATTGAATATGTTTATAACTAAAACTTTTATATTATATCTAATGTGTGTCTCTTAACACATCAATATGGCTCTTTCTACGTCTCTTTCTAAAGAAGTTTGTATTGTACCAACAGCAAAAGAACTAGAACCATATAATGTTGATACTTCAGAAAAAACATACAAGTATTTACAACAATTTTTCAGTTGTATTAGACATTGGCTTTGGGATTGGACTATAATAATTCTACCTATAAATAATCGACGCCCATATCGGCAATATGGGCGTGCTGAAAATACTATGAATTTATCCGTTCATTTCTGTATTGATTGGATATCCCAATTTTGGAATAGATGGGACAATCCCGAACATATACCAGCACTTTTACAAAAGTATTATAATAATACTAATAATACTGATATTATATCCTTGTTGATAAAGCATTTGCTATATAAGAAAGACTTCGACTTCAAAGTAGAATACCCTATATTGCCTTAAAAAAACTGAATTACATATTAAAAATATTCATCATAGTATTAAACCCTTTTGAATATATAATATTATTTTTTTTATTATTTTTTTTATTATTATTTTGGATTTTTTGATTATTTTGATTATCTAGTGTATCAGAATATAATACCGACATATATTCGGCAACAATTTCATTAGGGTGGTAATTATTATTGTTTAATTGGAAGTATTCCATATATGGTTCTAGTTGATATAATTGTATTTTAGGAACTGTAGTATCTAGTGATGCGTATTTAACACTAGTCAAAATAACAGAATATGCTACATATTCCACATCACGTAAATTAACAGCATTTGGTTTATGTATAGCACCTATCCAATTATATCTATCACTAGATGTTGTTAATTTACTTGGGTATTTCCATAACCAATGGTCATCTAGTCCATCTGGATTTAACCTATTCAAATATAAAGGTTCTTCCATACCATTCATATGCTCCACTTTAATAAATCCCCATTTTTTATATAAATTGAGGAATTTATCTGGATTTTCTCTTTGTTCTATATGTATTAATTCGTGTATTAATATTTTAGCGAAATATTCAATAGCATATGAACTCTTATATATACCGTCTAGTGGTATTTGTGTCAGTTTATACCACATTTCGTATGGAAATATAATAGTATTATGGTGGGTATGTGGCATTCCACCCTCTAGCCAAATATCACCTTTTGCAATATTAGTATTAGGTAATATATCAGTTAGTAGATATGACAATGATGATTTATATTCTTCTAGTTTAGTTATCATTTCGGATACTAGAGTGTTAAATGCGAGTTGTTCGTTGGGTGTAATATTTAGTAATGAAGATGTAGTATAGTTTTTTATACAGGTGGTTGAAGTCTCGAAGTTGCGTATTTTGTAGGTGATTTTACGTTTAGTGAAGTTTTTGAGATAATTACTAGATGGTGGAAAAACTTTATTACTGTCATTTTTATTATAATAATTGATGTCGAATGGTAATGGAACTGTTTTTCTTTGGTCTAGTTCTTTTTTAGATGAATTATTATTTTTATTATTTTTATTATTTTTATAGTTTGTATAATTTTCTATAGTATCATTCCTATCTAGTCTTATAATTTGTATTAATAATATTATTGATATGGCTAGTACAATATAATTTATATTAAATTCTATCATTCTTAATATTATACTTTTGTTAGAAGATAGAATGAAATAAAATTTATAAATAATTAAAACTAAAAACTTAAAAATAATTTTATATTTAATTAACAATTTTAATCTTACAACTTTCAGGCATAGGTATTTTTGATATTTTAGTCTCTAGTAAATCATTATATTCACAATTAGTTCTTGCTTTGCTATGTGCGAATGATGATACCATATGAATTTCTACAAACTCTTTTGTATTACTAGGCTTCATTGCGATTGCCGACATTATTGTTTCTTTATTACGCTGACTAAGTCCATTATCTAAATTACTAAATGGGGCTTCTTGTAGGTTTTCAAATGTCCTCCCACAATTAATATAATTTATACCATCTATTGTCATATCGTTCTCCATTTTTATGTTTTGTTTATTGTTTATGTTTTGTTTATTGTTTATGTTTTGTTTATTGTTTATTGTTTATGTTTTGTTTATTGTTTATGTTTTGTATATCTCAAATCAGTTTAAGTTATATTTTTCTCTGATAATATAGTAATCTAGGTAAAATAAAGAAAAATAATGGAAATATCAGGAGGTCTAGCATTATTTATAAAAGCATTAACGAATACATTAGTTCGATTAATGCCAATCGGTTTATATACAGGGTCAGCAATGTCTAGCTTTGTATTTAGTGATTTCCGTGCCACAATTCTATTCGTCGGTTTTATGATAAATGAATTCATTTCATTGGGATACCGTCTAATATTACGTGGTAAAAGTAATCCACAATGTGCTGTTGTTCGCACTGACACTGGACATTTCAGTCTGCCATCACCAATCCCACAAACTGTAGGCTTCTTTGTCGCATTCTATCTTATGAAAATGTACGAAGAAGGCGAATTTGAACCACTACAGTTCTTTACTATTGTTAGTTTATTAGTCATTGTTATTTGGAGCCGTGTTAATGTAGGTTGTGGTAGCACACTAGATATGGTATTCTCCGCTAGTGTAGGTCTTTTACTTGGTTCTGGTTATTACTGGATTGTTAGAGACTACTATAAACACGACTACCTTAAAACTAAAGATACTGAAAACGAAAATTTAACATATGATGATGTATTTTTCAAGTTATAAAATACTTATTTTGTATAATTTTGTATAATTTTGTATAATTTTTAGTTAATAATATGAAAAAAATATTAAAAATTGAAATAATTTACCTTAAGTTAATAAGATTATTTACTATAACAGCAAATTTAATTACATTTTCACACTTGTTATCTTACAGCAAAACTTATAACTCATAAAGATGGCAGCAGCAGCAGCAGCAACATTTAATACTAATACTAATACTAATACTGATGGAAAATCGTCATTGGCTCATGGTTTTGAAGATGCCGCTAATAACCAATTAATACCAGGCGAAAATGGTGGTGCCTTGGTTGCTAATATTGACCCACTTGTCGCAGCATTGAATGATTTGGTTAGAGGTATAACTGATGACCGAATTCGTGAATTAGTGCGTAATATGGTAGCACGTGTTAAGGAATTATCTGCTAATAATAAGGAAGAAGCTTTGGAATATTTACAGAATATTTTCAAATTGATTTTCCATAAGAGATGTATCCATTATCATAATCCAGTCGAAGGTCAGGAAGAATCGAAGAAGGCTAACATCAGCGGAGAAGGTGAAAAGCGTATCTTCTTTCGACTTATTATTGAATTATATGCCTATTATCCTGCTATAATCAATGCTATTATACTGACTAATATTATTCCACAATATGGTTGTTATCTAGACTATTTCAAGATTTGGGAGATGATTAGCGAAATGGGAGAAGAGGAAAAGCAAAAATATAAAAATTTAATCCAGGCGATATGTAGTGTAATTCTTGCTGAAATTCAGGATATAGTTGATAATAAAAAGGAACCTACCTTGTTATTCAAATGGCTTCCTTCGGAAAAGTCTCGTTTCGATAAGAATTGTAAGTTGAAATTCCGTATGCAGGAAAAGTCTCATTCCGATAAGTATTGTAAGTTGACAGATCATAATTCAGTTTCTGTTCTAGCATATTTCCTATTTTACCAAGATGTTTCTAATCCAATTACTAGAAAGAAGATGTACCGCAAATTGGTTTCAGATATGAGACAGAAATTGGACTTCCCAGAAATTAAGATGTGTGCAAAGCAATTTTCTCACATTGATTACAAACGAATTTCTAGTCGTGCATGGACTATTTACAGTAAGGCATTTCTTAATATCAATAAGTCTGGGGGAGAAAGGTCTCAAGAAGATGATAGGCGAAAGGGACGTGAAAATGTCGTGGAATTTATTGATGAAAACGCACACCGTATTACGGGTGCCACATTACAGCCACACGAACTGATATATAATATGGTTTCTACTAGTGATGAACATGAAACTGAAATTCTGATAGCACAATATTGGAATCTTCGCTTTGAAAATGCTATTCAAATTTTGGTTTATGTAATATCATTGGATAAATTGGGTATTCCTGTTAGCAATATGATACCAAAAATCCTACCTATGTCGGATGTATCTAGGTCAATGCTGGGTAAACCAATTGAGGTTGCTATCTCATTGGGTATCTACTTCACCGATTTTTCACATTACTTGATTGATGTAATGAAGAACTTTGTTGAGTTGATAGAGGCTTATATCGAGACTGGTGGTTATGAATATAAAGAAAATATCGCATATAAGAGTTCTGCTAATTATCGGAAACTAGTTGATGATTTTATTGATGATTATACTAATAATAGTCTTCCAGTTGATTTCGCTAAATATACCAATCGATTTTATGAAATCAAAGCTTTGGATAAGAGCAAGTATTTGAATAATATTATGATGTCATTTACGGATACACCTAAAATTATCGTCTTTGGCGATGATATGTCTTTGAAGGATAAATACAATGAGATTATGAAGCACACTGGATATAGCACGAATTTTGAAGCAGCATTTGATACTTATTTACGCATTTGTGTAGAAAATCGTATATCTGATAACGAATTACAGTCAATTCTGTGTATAACTGATGGGCAAATGAATGAGTTTGACAGGTCGTCTGTATGGAAAACTTGTTATGATAATATCATTCAGAAGTGGAGGATTAAGTATGGATATAAGAATCCTCCGCCAATGATATTCTGGAATGTTCGTGCGAATACTGATGGATATCAGGCGGACGCAGATAAGGAAGGAGTACAGTTATTAGCAGGATTTAGCCCATCTGTTATTAAGGGTGTATTATATGGTCAGTTTGCCGATACTGTCTTGAAGACTGTGTTGATGGATGATGGTACTGTAGAGGAGGTAGAAGTCAGTGCTATTACTCCGTGGGATACGCTAATGGGACTATTAAGTGCAGACCAATATACACAAATTAGCGATATTGTTCGACGTGTTGTTGAGGAAAGTTTGCTACTAGAGTAGAAATATTTTAATATTTTGGTAATTTAATAATTATAAGTTTAAAAAATATTAAAAAATATTAAAAATATAATTTTTTTGTTTAGTATTTTATTTATTTTTAATAGCATCTAGTTTATCTTTGAATTTATATAAATAGATAAATACTTCTAGATGACCTAATACTTTACGATTTGACATAAAATAAGTATTAATACGTGTATGTCCGAAATATGGGCTACCTTTGGTTAATCCACCTTTTAAGTAGTCGTATGCTTGTTCATATTTATTAAGTTCTAATAAGTCAAAATAGTGGTGTAATACCATTTTGGCTTTACGTTTGTATTCACGTTGGTAATCGGTAATAAGTTGTGTTTTCCGTTCTAGTGATATATTTAGTTTTTTCAATTCACGTATTTTCCCTCTACAATGTCTAATTTGGTCGCAGTTATATAGAGAATATTGTTGATTTTCTGTAATATTTGTTTTTCGTATGTAAATTGTGCGATTTAGTAATACGGCGATACCTGTGATTTCAATATCAGTAAACAAATTTAATAATGGTTCTAGTGTTTTTGTTGGAACTTGTCCAATATCGCTACCTAGTGGTAATAATATTTGGTAATAACTTTTGGTCATATCGCCGAATATGAGAAATGGGTGGTTATTATAGGGTTGTGTATATAAATACATAAAGTATGTGTTGTTTTTACTAGGGTGTATATCATAATCAAATAGTTTCAGTTTAGGGAATTTCCGTGATATTTCCCTTATTTTGGTGGAATATATGGTTAGAAATGATTTGAATTGTGGTATAATAGCATTAATTTTATCTTTTGGTGTTATTTTTGAAGCGGGAAAATATAGGGTTAATATAACATTTTTATCAATATAATCCCGATGTGGTATAACTTTTAGTGTTTTACGATTTTTTTTATATCTACCCATTTAATTTGACTTACCATTAATAAAGTTATTAGAAAATTGATTTTTTTTATTATTAAAAAATTAATATTATAAACTGCTACATTTAGTTGATGTTTTTGATTAAAATGGCTGCTCCTCCTAATGACAACCGATATTATAGTCTTTTTGCTAATAAAGAAAATGTTGGTGAATATCCACCTAGTTTATGGCTAAAGAGTATAATACAATCTGAGGGAAAACCAATAGAAGGTAATAATATTTATATTGTAAAATGTCGCTGTTTAATGGAATTACATAAACAAATGATGGGAGACCATAACATACAATATGCTAAAATAATGGATACTTTACGTGAATTCTTAGGTAAAATATATAAAAAAAAAAGCGATCTGTATGAAATAGCAGATAACTTGTTCGAAATGCTTAATGATTTAGGATTAATGATGGAAAATATGGCTGTGTCATATGATAAGCATTGTGAGACTATATTAATAAATAATTCAAATACAACTAGTATTGTGGAGTGCCGCCGTTTAAAGGAATTACACACACAAATGATGATTGAACATAGCACACGATATGGTAAAATATTGGATGCTATACCAATACTGTTGAATAAAATACATAATAAAAATAATGATATGTATAAACTAGCCAGTGATATATCTGAATTATTTAATCATATGGGGGTAATAATGCTACGAAGACAAAAACAATATGATGAGTATTGTGATAAGCATATTGTATGAAAAATATTTTAATTGGCGAAAATAGCAAAATTAACAGAAATTGAAAATTTATATTTTTTATAGGGTTATTTTATTATTCGCACTTGTCAAGACGCTCGACATCACAGCATCATGGGGAATAATTCCTCCTCGCCGAGTCGTCCAAAGTGCGAGTTCCTTCTCGCCGACGGTAGTAGGTGCCCGGACCCCTGTTGGAAAAGCAACCAGGGGGTATTATCCAAAGCCTGTCGGATATCCCACCTGCCGCAACAGCAGCAGCACCAGTACCCGCTGCAGCAACAGCACCAGTACCAGTACCCGCAGCAGCAGCAGCAGCAGCAGCAACAGCACCAGCAGCAACAGCACCAGTACCAACACCAGCCGCAGCATCATGTTGGACAGCAGCAGCAGCAGCAGCAGCAGCAGCAGTACCAGCCACAGCAGCAGCAACAGCAACAGTACCCGCAGCAGCAGCACCAGCAGCATCATGTTGGACAGCCGCAGCAGCAAGCCCCCCTGGACCCGCCTGACTTTGGGTTTGCCAGTTTCCCAAGAAATCCACCGCCATGGAAGATGGGGGCAAACCCGTAACAGCCGCGTTCCTGGACATCTCACAGTTAGATGTCCATTACCTCCCCTCCCAATGTCTTCACATAGGAGACATCCCTCCCACCCCCCGATGGTGTCTTTTTAGACCCATCTTTTTTTTTTATAATTTATAATTTTATAAAAATATAATCATTGGGGAAATAATAATATTACTATAAAAAATGACGGAAAATGGCAAAATTAACAGAAATTGATTATTTTTATTTTTAAAATGTTTATATTACTTTATTCGAACTCACAAGTCTTTTACTAGACCACCACCAACGACAATGTTGGGTATTGCGATATATGTGGCCTCGGTCGTCAATGTACTGAGTTTCCTTCGAGAGAACGGTTTCCGTTGGAACGAAGACACTTGTGCTTATGCGGCCAAATATGGTCTCCTCGCACTACTGCGTTGGCTTCGAGCCAACGGTTGCCCGTGGGACACGATCACGTGCATGTTTGCGGCCCTGAATGGCCACCTGGAGGTGCTCCAGTGGGCTCGAGCCAACGGTTGCCCGTGGAGCGAGTGGACGTGCGCGCGTGCGGCCGAGAATGGCCACAAGGATGTTTTGCAGTGGGCTAGAGACAACGGTTGCCCATGGAACTGCCTGACGACCGCCTATGCGGCCAAGAATGGTCGCCTTGATCTTTTGCAATGGGCCCGTGACAACGGTTGCCCGTGGGACTCGCAGACGTGCGCATGTGCGGCCGAGTATGGACACCTGGCTGTTTTGCAGTGGGCTCGAGCCAACGGTTGCCCGTGGAGCTCGTGGACGTGTTCGTATGCGGCCGAGAATGGACACCTGGCTGTTTTGCAGTGGGCTCAAGCCAACGGTTGCCCATGGAACGAGAAGACGTGCTCATGTGCGGCCAAGAATGGTCACCTTGCTGTTTTGCAGTGGGCTCGAGCCAACGGTTGCCCCTGGAACGAGAAGACGTGCGAGTATGCGGCAAAGAAAGGGCACCTTGAGCTTTTTCAATGGGCTCGAGCCAAAGGTTGCCCGTGGAACGAGAGGACGTGCTCACTTGCGGCCAGGAATGGCCACCTGGCTGTTTTGCAGTGGGCGCGAGCCAACGGTTGCCCATGGGACACGTGGACGTGCGCGGACGCAGCCTGGAATGGACACCTGTCTGTTTTGCAGTGGGCTCGAGACAACGGTTGCCCATGGGACCATTGGACGCGCACGTATGCCGCTGAGAATGGTCACCTTGAGCTTTTGCGGTGGGCTAGAGCCAACTGGTGTCCTGAATAGTGGGCTAGAGTCGCTTACACCTTAGGACATTTAAAATGTCCTAAGCAACATTACCTTTGGGACTGATAACTCGCTGACCAGTCGGCGATTTAAATGTCCAAAGGTGTAAAACAAAATGGAATTATTAAATTCCACCATTTTTTTTACTAATCTTATTATATCATATTGTAAAAGGTATAATAATTATATTAAAATATGAAAATATTAAGAAATTGATTATTTTATTTTACCCCCTATTTATGGATAATACATACTAGTTGTATTAAAATATACGAATAAAAGTTATCAATCCCGCTATAGATAATAATGAAAAACACTTATTAGGGGTGTAAGTTTACACAACTGAGTATTACTAATAATGTGTGGGTATTAACTATAGGGTGTGAAAGCACTACCCCCTTTTTTATAACAATATTATCTTATTTATTGTATTGTGAAAAAATTGGCAAAAATGGCAAAATTAACAGAAATTGATTTTTTATATTTTTTAAATGTTTATATTACTCACCTACACTCTGACCCCATTTAGGCAACAAGTGACCCACCCCCACCACCACCACCACCACCA